AACCAACCTTGTGGAATAGTAGCACTACCATTAAGAACTATAGAACCTATCGAAACATTTAATCCACAAACACTACCATTTCCACCATCTGTAGGAGGTGGAGCAACTACCTCTGTCCAGGCTGCATCTTGCCTAGCATATTGTCTACCATCGATAGGTGCTTCTTCAATACCGGATGGAGGAATATCAGGAATGATAACTTCTGCCCATGCTGCATTCTTCCTAGCATATTGCTTGTCATCTATAGGTGCTTCTGGAAATGGAGTAGCTATTGCTAATACTTCAGTAGCCAGATCTCGACAATTGTTAGTGCCATCTACAAAATCTGTAGTCTCACCACTAACCATTCTCATCAAACCATCTGTCGTACTATCAGCTAATGGTATATTAAGTTCATCAAGAGGTATAGCAGAATAGATAGCTCGAATAATATAGTTAAGAGCTAGATAAGGCTGCATATTATTATGCGCCCCATTCCCACCAAACATACTAGCAACTATACCTGTTCCACTAGCATTACTAGAAGTTCCTACTCCACTAGGATTATCATAGGTTCCAGTATAGGCTCCATATACTCCCATTCCTGTTCCTACCCAATTTGCAACTACTCCTGTATATGCTCCATATACACCAACACCTATTCCAACATGAGAAGTATTAGCAGCTTGTTCACCAACTAACACACCTCCACCCATCGGCATCAATTGATAACCTGATATACCAAAAGTAGGATCACTTTCAACATGTGAATGACCCGGATCTGATAAACTATGTGCATGGGTAGGATCATAGGTAGGATGTTGATGGGAAGGATCTGATAAACTATGTGCATGGGTAGGATCTGCATGAGTATGAGCATGGGTAGGATCAACATGAGAATGTATATGGGTAGGATCACTAATACTATGATTATGTGCTGGAATTTCAGCAGCTATTAATGTATGAGTTTTTTCTCCACCTATCGATGCTAACGTATACTCTGTATCAATTCCTATAATAACCTTACCTCTAAGATCTGGAAGGTTAAATGTAGTTCCACTACCACTGCCAGCACCAAATCTAGTACTTACTATCTCATATAGTTCTGGATAGGCTGCTTTTTCTACTTCTGCTCCATCACAAGTTAACCAACCTGTAGGTACATTTGGACTAGGCCAAGCAAGTATAGTTCCTACATAACATCCATCATAGCCTTGTCCAGTATTTCCTTTAATCCCTTGTATACCCTGTTCTCCACCAGGAGTTATTAAACTACCAGTTCTAACTACAGTTCCAGGAATTGCTAATTTGTTAGCCATAACTAACTAACTACTAGGAGGATTTAATAATGTTAACACATTTCCTATCTTCTCTACTACTTTTAAGGCTCCAGCTTGTCCCTCTCCAGCAGCACCATCTATATATAGAAACTCTCCAACTGCTACCCATCTAATCTCTTCACAATCTACCTCTACTGTCTCACCAACTGCTGGAACTACAAAATCTTGAACACAGAATGTATAAGCAGGTATTCCATCTATACCTTGTGTTCCTTCTTCTCCCTTATCTCCACGAGGAATATAGAAATCAAATATAGCATCTGTAGTATCTCCTACATTAACTACATCAGCATCTGTTCCAGGTTCAGTAGTAGTGGTAGTTCCTACTTGTATAGTAGCTGATTTTCCAGGTGGACCTTCCTTTCCTTCTGTTCCAGATAATGTTCCCCTAAACTCTATTTCTTGTATAGGACTAACAAACGGCATCGGCTGAATAATACCTTCCGCAGTTGGATACATCGAAGGTAATTCATTTTTACTAGTGATAATTATAGTAACATCTGGTTTCAGCCAACCATTAATATTATCCTCTATATATTCTATATTCTGAAAATAACATCTAGGTTCATAGGCAGTTATCTTTAAACTTACCTCTTGTGACAACATTAACTCAGCTATTGGAATGGGTTTATCTACCATTATAAAGTCCATTCCGAATTCTCGATCTAGCACGACTGAACGGATAGGAGTTAATACTATAAACTTAACATTCTGATATACTTCTTTTTCTCCGGTTGCTCCAAAATCTATCCAATCAAATGAATACTTAGTAATAGGAATTTCTAATCCCTTATTCTCTATATCTATAGTAGTAGTACCTACTATTTCTACTGCTAATGGATTTAGAACTGCTGGAAGTGTTGCACTCATGGACAAGAAATCATAACGTTATGATACTATTAATCTATATTCCTTTAAACTAACATCTGCTGCTGCTCCAAATAAGGTTCCGCTTCGAGTAAAGAACTTATGCTCTTCTCCTACATTAGTCACTACCCATAAATTAAACCCCATAGTGATAGGTCTATTACCTACTAACAATGGTGCTACCCTTCCCATCTTGCAATACATTCGTAGAAGCATAAGACTAGCAAAAGGATCTGCATTCCATTCCATATTAAAATTCATCTTAAATGAAACTTCTGATAGTCCTGGTCCACAGAATTCTAATATAGGCATCTCCATGTGCACAGCATGTTGAGCAAATCTATTAGTATTAGTAACATGCAATTCATCAAATGTATGTACTCGTCTTCGACTACATTCAAATACTAACATTCCAAAGCATCCGACTAGTGCCATACTATCCTATCTATGCATCATGTCTACCTATACTATCTGTATGCACTCCGGTTGTATGCATATCTCCACCATTATCAATATTCCCACTAACATTTAGATCGCCATTAACCTTAACTGGTCCAGTAAGAGTTATGGTACTTGCTGTAATATTAACTGTTCCTGCTACAATGTTAACTGGTCCGCCAGTATTAACTACAATTGTCATTGTCTTAATACCAGATCTTCCAACATTCTGACCAGCAGTTACATGTAAAGTACTATCTCTAGGTCTATATTCGACTATTGTTCCATCTCCAAATGTAACATGCTTATGTGCAGCATCTTCCAATTTAGTTATAGGAGGACGATTGCCAGTATTATAAAAACTTCCATCGACAAATCCTTCTCCACCTTCGGAGTTAGGAAGCATAGTAATAGCTACATCATCTCCTATATTAGGGCACCAAAAGGACTGATTAGATCTACTACCAAATTGTTTAACAGGTAATGGTCTACTAATTAATCCATCCTTGTCTAACTGTTGAACTCTAACAAACACTCCAGTATCATTTATTATTTGTTCTATTACCTTCCCATTTCGAAACATGTTTCTAACTTGAGCATCTCTACCTGTATTATCCCTAGGAAATATACTATCACTAGTGAAGTCCATATCTTCTATCAGTATCCTTTTAATGCTCCTCTAAATTTTAGGGAAGTTATATAACCTCCTCCACCTATACTATGTTGACTACTCTCTATAAACCACTTCTTATCAAATATTCCATATCCTATTGTTGCACAGGTTAATCCTGACAAATATTCTATATTACCAAATACAGTAAAACTACATTGATGTTCTTTCTTATTCTTCTCTCGAAGTTTAGCTTTACATTTACCTTTTCCTTTTTCTTTACCTCCTTTTCCTTTCCCACTATTAGCTGCTGGATCATCATTAAAATTATCTACATCATGAAGTTCTAATGTACTTGGACTTTTTCCACTTGTTCCTATTCCATCTGGATCATAACCTATACCTTCATTACTAACATGTTTTGCATAGGTTCCTTCTGGAATAGTTATATCTCCTTTATCAACTGCTGCTTGATCTTCCTTATCTGGAAACTCTGTCTTTGTTACCTTTCCTGTTTCTGGATTAACAAAACTATTCTTAGCACTCTTATAGGTATCATCTGTTTTCGAATTAAACTCATATGTTAGTATTTGTTTTGATCCATATACTAACTGAAAAGCGGGAGGTCTAGCTTCATACTCTTGCTCTGAATAAATGATTAACTGTTTCTTATGAATTTTAAGTGATAGTTCTGCTTCCTTACAACGCTCTCGCAAGTACTCTATATCTGATTTATCATTCTGTTCTGTCCGTTTAACTTTCGGATTCTTCCCTGTATCATAAAATAATGTTAGTCCGTTCTCTGTTGCTATCTGTCCTGCTATTGTCTTTAAATCACTATTCTCCCATGATCGATGTTTGTTAGTTGATTTCGCTCCATTCGGAGGAATGCTACCAGCCTTGATTGAGACAATATTAGGTGGACCTTTTAATCCTACATGATTAATCCAAAAGGTTCCACATTCTAATACTCTATTATCAAATGGTCTTAACCAATGAAACAAGCTAATAGTAGCTTGACATTCCATACCTTTCTTTGGCATCTTTTGCTGCATCCAAGTTCTATCAGGATCAGCTATCTCTACACATAAATCATCTGCTTTATCGCTAGTATTATCTGTATATTTAAAACTAATATCTAAGGTAGACAATCCAGATAGTACATCTTGTCCTCCTACTATTAACGAGGTTTCTGCTCGTCTAGCAGACAATATAGGCATTATTAATCCTAACGCCACGGCAGCAACTCCTTCAGATTAGGTATTTTAACAGGATGTTTAAGATCATTATTAAGTTGAACTACTGGTGGAACTATTAACAATACATCAGCTAAAAAGAATCCTACCTCTCTATATTCATAGTTAGCATCTTGCATAAAATGCATAGCATGTTCATCACCATAACATGCTAATGCTATCAAATCCCATATATCTCCTTGCTCTGTTCTATACTCTCTAACTTTTGCCTTCAATGTTATCATAACGTTATGATATCATCCACTATACATAGGATAACCTCTGTTCTTCATCTTTAGCCTTTCTAAGCTGCTCTAGAAGTTGTCTAACAGGATCTTGCAAAGCAGCTTCTATCTCTCTACCTATAGCACCTTCCTGTCCAACAGGTACATTACTAATAGTAATAGGAACAGACATACTAAGACTAATAGGTCCACCACCACCACCTAACCCTCCTCGCATACCTAACAAATTAGCAGCCTGACTTAACAATCCTCTACTTCTACCTTCTCCTCCTCCTTGTAATGGTACTACCATTTCGGCTCCACGTTCTGCTAGATTATACATTCCCCTAGCAGCTACTATACCTCCTGCTTGCATACCTGGAGCGGGTCTAGGTGCTAATGCTGCTGACACTCCTCCTTGTGTCGCATCAATAGCTGCCTTTAATTCATTTAACTTTCTAATTGAATCTTCTACTCCTAACAAACTAATTTGAATAGCTTTATCAGCAGGTGTCTGCTCAAGATTAGTATTAAGAGTAGTTATATCTTGGTTAGCTTGTTCTGCTCCTGTAGTAGCTATTGCAACTTTTTTCTCATCTGGTAGTTTCTCAGTAGCCTTAACTAACTTTTCTGCTCCTTCAACTGCTTCTGGTGTAGTAGTAGGGAAACCTTTCGTTTCTCCTCCCTTAACTGCTACTCCTCCCTTAACTCTTTCTGTTCCTATAGCAGTCGTTTCTACATGTGCTTCCATAGCTGCTTTCCTAGCTTCAGGCCCGCCTGTCATTTTATCTATCCTATCAAAAAATTCACCTAATGGACCCATAGCAAATTTGATAGCAAGTTCAAATGCTCTCTTTAATGCAATACCTATCTTCTGTCCAAGCTTACTAAAATCTATTACAGTTTGATCCCATTCCTTTTGTAGTAACTCTCCCCAATTTATCTTAGATAACGATTTCTCTATTCCCTTACCTAATCCTTCAACTATCTTTGTGGCAGCTTCATCAAATCCCTTTATAATATCAAAAGCTTTGCTAAGATCAAATTCAGGAAACTCTCCCTCTTGGGCACCAGTTAACATACCGATTATTCCATCGGTTATAGTCTCACCTACTACATCCCAATTAATCTTAGCTATCTGTTCATTAAACCAATCACCTACATTTCCTAACCAAGTCCATGCATTATCCCAACTTAATTTTGCTGTATTACCTGCCGCAGTAAATATACCTCCCCAATCTATCTTATCAAAACCTGCCTTAACATCATCATACATCTTTTGAAAATCTATCTTTCCTAACCCCATCCACATTAGCTGCCAGTTAGTTTTAAGGATAGCTTTCAAATCATCAAATGTAATTTGTCCTTTTATATAGGCTTTAATACCTTTCATTGATCCTTCTAATGGACCTTGCACCTTACTCCATATTTCATTAGCACCAGCAACTAACGGTTCCCAGACTGGTGCTAATGCTTTCTTCACAGGTTCTATTAATATTGCATTTAACTTTCCTGCTCCCTCTGCCATCGAATCCATTACATCTTCCCATGCCATTCCTGCCCAATCTCCTAGCACAGCAAAAGCTCCCTTAGCAGCTACAAATCCTTCCTCCAAATTCTTTCCCCATGCTCGAATGATAGGAGTTTGTTCAACTAACCAATTAGAAAAACTTTTAATAGCAGGAGTTAATGTATTAGCAATCCTCTCTGCAATTGGTTCAATTGCTAATGCAGTAGCATTTAATACTTGCTTCCATGCTAACTGTGATTCTAGTAATGGTTTACCTATAGTTTCCTGTAATCGTCGATAGGCTTGTTCAGCTACAAATACCTTACCAGCATGGGTTGTTAGTGCTTGATCTACCCTACCTTCTTGTCTTCTAATTACATCATATGCGAGAGCAGCTCTAGCAGTCTCGCTCTTCATCTTCTTAACTTTTGCTAACTCTTCTGCAGAAAATAGTTTAGCTAGAGGACTTTTCTTTGATAGCATCCCCGACTTAATAAAACCTCTTAACTGACCAGTAACATTTTCAACTTCATCAGCACTAGCACCTACTCCTTTTAAAGCAATTACAGTTCCTTCAAAACCCTTCGACATTTCAGCTATCTTTTTTGGACCAAAACCTGCTTGTCCTAATCCAGCAAAACCAGTTTTCATAGAAGTAGCTGCAACTACTCCTGTCTTTTCTAGATCATTTGCTAGTGCATTTAACTCCTCTTGTTGTCCTTTGATAGTTCCTGGTTTAATAGCTTCTATCTTCTGTAACTTAGCATTTCTTTGTAAAGCTAAACTTAACTTATCTTCTGCTTTCTGTGCCGCCTTAGCTTCTGCTACTGCTCCTGCCATGAATTTACCAACCCCTTCGAAAGCCTTAAAACCTAATGCCAGAGCGGCTCCAGCACCTACCATCTTTCCAAAACCTAGCGTCAAAGATTTGGCTTGTCTAGCTACTCCTCCCATTAAACCTGTTAACTTATTAAAAGCACCTTCTACCCCTTTCAGATGTGCTATTATATTTAAGTTTAAATCAACTGATTTAGCTTCAGCCATAAACTAACCTAACCTTGTCTTTGTTGCTGTCGTCTATTTTGTTCCTCTATCATCTGTATAGCTACTTTAGCCCACCCTTCCAATTTTGCTAATGGCATTTTTAACCAATAGTCAGGCGAGCTATGATAGTGACTACTCATTGCTAGGCAAAATCGCATCAACTCATCAGCACTAGCTATACCCTCTCTAATAAAAAATTTCTTACATTCGTACAAAGAGCTTTAAAGTCTTGTGCTCCTAACTGTCCTAAGTCCTTTGGATTAATCTTAGCACATCTTCCAGCTACCATAACTAGATATCTAGAATCCATATCTGGAATCATAGATGCACCATCACCTCTATACAAAGTTCTAAAACCAGCTTCTAACTCACAGATATCATCTCCAATTAGAGATTCTATATCCATGTCAATTTCAGTATATTCCTTACCATTTAACTGTGTCGGCTTTGATAGTATATATTTCACCTAACCTCCTTTGTCGTTTAGGAGAGAGCAACTTACTCTCTCCCTAATAATTACATTCCTATTGCTGTTCTAATCGGCTGCCCATAGTCAGTATGTAGAACATCATCAACTAGATTAACCTTATCTTTCTCAAATACTGTCTCTCCGTTATATACTCCTTTGATATAAGTACATCCACAAAGAATAGCAACTGCTTGTTTAGTTCCTACCTCAAAATTAGCTAGATCAAAACCTTTTGGTAGTATTATCATAGCTAAACGCCATTGACCTATACTAACCATATGTGATCCAGGATCTTGATATTCGATTCCTCCTATGCATTCAACATGCATTGCTTGCTGTCTCATTAATTCTAAAGACTGTCTAGTAATAGAATTAAAGTTAAAGGTAACTTCCCAATCTTGATAGTGCGCTTGTACAGGATAGTTAGTCTCACCTCCATAACCACTACCCTTTAGAGCATCTGTTAGATTCTGTATATTAGGCAATGTCAAAGTTGACATTCCTATAAATCTCCATCCATCTTTCCAGACAGAGTAATTGTTAACTTGTAATGGCAACAATGGTCCGGGCATATCTTTCTATTTTAACTCCTATGAAATCATAACGTTATTATATTAACTAGGAGAAGATCGTTAGTCCTCTCCTAGTTGTTTAGTTTATTAGGCTGCTTGCAATTCCTCAAACAAA